CGCGCCCCCACCCACTCCCGCTAGGGAGGGCCGCCGGCTGTCACGCCGAACGGCACGCTTCGGACTTTATTCTCCGCTAACCTGACGATAGTCAGGGAAGTAAGGTAGGTCCGTGTTCACTAGATCGTGGCTTTTGCGCTTACGCGCAAATGACGGTCTCTCAACCGCGTCAAACTCAGACGTTTGGGAACCACTACTCGTTTCTAGGCACTCCATTGTGGTGTACCCTTTTGGGTCGCGACGGAATTCGCGCAACCAGAAGTAGCGATCGCCATTTAGCAGATAGGGTTTCCCCGGACTGCGAGTCAGAGTGCCATGTAGCCAACTTAGATAGCCCCCGATATGCCGGTGCTGACGGTCGTCCGTGATGAACTTTAGTTCTTTACGCGGACGGTCGCCAGTCACTAGGGCATTCCGAGAGCCAAATCGTTGGCCACCCCACAGAGACTTGGGCACGTGTTCCCTCCACTTAAGAAGGAAATCATAGTACCTGTAATCTAAGACCCCAAGATCCCGTGTCCCGTGTTCCGTAACATTGTTGAGAAACAATATTAGGTCACTAAGACGAGTAATCGGGCCTCGAAGGTAAAAGGGTGTCACATCGATACCGTTACGCCAATGGGCACCGCAGCTCTCCCGGAATTCACCGGACCAAAACGACTTACTTGCGTTTGTCGTAAAGCCGCAATACTTCAGCGCCATGATGAATGGCTCCACCATGTCGACGGGAACAATTAGATCGTCCCCGTAAACGGAAATCGTGCCTTTTATCTTCAGAAGGTACGCCACACTCTTCGCAAGAGCGAAGAACAGCAAGGATTCGAGTTCAAATGTAAACCCATTACCCATGCTGCTGAACATCTGGCACTCGTGCCAGGTGCCGTCAATATCCGTTTTACGGGATCGGACGGTATCTAATGCATCGTACCAATCAGTCGGAACCGACCTCATTACAAAGGCCGTCGTCACGCTATCACTAGCGCTAGACAAGTCGAGCGTTGCCAAATTCCCATTGAGGGAACCCTGCTTCGCTAGACGTTGGTTTATCCGCTGATCATTCAGATTGATTCCGGCTCTCGTCCGCAACTTTCGTCGCAATTGGTCGCCGAGACCTTTCTGCATGAAAACGTTGATATCGGGCTCTTTACAAGCCACGCGATCAATGTCTGAAGACTTAGGTACAGTGAACAGGACGTTCCCCCTTACGACACGCCCGCACCTTCCGGTGTCGTGCATGTGTCGAGCCCAGGCATCATCGGCGTCCAACCGACGATGAAATTCAACCCAGGCTTCAGGGGTAGCGTCAGCTTCATCTCGAAACTTCAGGGCTGGATGACCCTGCGTCCTCTTCTTGCTGGTCGTGGCTCCGCCACTGAATCCGCCGAGGGCGATATCCAGATTAGGAGAATTACCAACAATACGAAAGACTTCACGCCGCACTTGAATAAACAAGCGCTCCACCGTCACGTTCTCGAAGACAATTTCGTCGTCGAGTGTGAGATCGAACAACCGTTCGTTGGTGATGGCGTTCACAGCCTCCGCGGCGAGCCATTTTTCGATGGCTCGCGCGCGCCGATCTGCAGACCCCTCCTTTTCAAGAGGGTCCACGTACTTGGACATCCAAGTGGAAGCCAAATATGCTATGCGGTGGTCGTAGCGCACCTCCCGAAAGAGGAGCGTTTCGAACTCACTTACAATAGCGTCGGACAGTTTCCGAGATATCAGAAAGTCCGCCGTCGTGGCGGCTTTCCGAGAAGGTCTTGCAATCATGGGGGTTATCCTCAATTTTCACAACAGTAGGAGCCGATTGGCAACCATACAGAGCCAGCACTAGTGCCGCCACTGCGAGACCCGGAAGGGTCATAGCAGTGACGAAGTCCTTAACGGACCCCATTGAGCGACACCAGGGTGTCCATGATGAAGGCCTGGTTACTTTCAACCAAGGCCGAAGCCACCATGGCGACCAGGTCGCGACGTTCTTGCAGCGTCGAGCTCTTGTGGAAGATAAATTCACCACGAAAGCGCGCCGTACGTTCGAGCCGCGACCGGGACACTCCGTTGATCGTTTCGACAACGACCTCCGGCACACTCAACTTGATGTTGACGTGTGTCACATTCCCAGAACTGGATTTGGACCGGCCGATAGACAGCGTATTTGCTGCCTCCGGAACTCCATCCACCACCTCGGTCAGGATGCCTACTCCGCCTACTTTATCGTAGGGCGTGAAGGTGTGATTGACGGGCGTGTTCTGTGCATCCTTCAGGATGACGTTAACAAGTTCAGCCATAACAGCAATTCCTTGTGAATGATCTAAGGGCAATTACGCCCAGGTTGAACAAACATAGGAGGATATTTTAACCCAATTAAGGGTGGGGGATCAGCACTATTTCAGCTGTCAATTTCCCTATTTCCTACGCGATGAAACGCCCTTCAATAGCGCAGCTGCGCTAATTGTATGGGACGTAGAAAGCGGACTTTTGAAGTACGTCGAGGGCATGGGAAAACCACCCATGATTCGTCGCTCATAGCCAAACCATTCGGTTGTGACCTTGAATGACGACTCCCAGCTGTATCTGCCGGGAATACTCTCTCTCGCGATCTCGGTATTCTCTGCCGAGCCGCTCACGCAACGACCGTAATAGCCGTCAACGAACGTAAGCCCTGTGCGAGCGTTTAAGGCTTCCAAAAAGGAACCGATTGGCATAAACCAATCGGACACGAAACTGTAGGGCACGACTGCCCAAGCTACCTCAAGCGGGTTGATAAGACCAACTTGGTGTAGTCTCCGAGTGTAATCGTCGGAGAGTTTCGCGAATACCTTGGCTGTATTACGGATGGTTCCTGAACCTACCCAGCGAGAATTGGAAGTCTCGCCTTTGAAGGAGTCTGATTCGGTAATGTTCCGCACGGCCTTTATCAGGGCACGGGGATTATTCAAACCAGATTTTATCAGATCCGCATTAGCCACCATGTCTAGCATCATCGGTTTCCACGCGTACTCATATTCGAGCCAGCGCTTCATGGGATCCGTAGATCCTCCCGACCTTGGAGATACACCGAGGGCGCGAGCCATTGCTGACACGTTCCCACGTCTGGCGGCCCTATAGGCACTATAGACGGCCTTAGCCGTTTTAGCCAGCGTGTTTGCTGCAGATCTAGCTTCCGCTAGCTGCTCTCCTAGGTTGACTTTTCGATCGCCTAGTTTCACTAAGAGCTCCGTGTTTAAACGGCGCCCCATATTCGTGGAGAACCAATTAGGTTCCCCTTGAAATGAAATGTTCTCTGAGTGTTTAACCCAGGAACCAAGGTCAGAGTCCCCTCCAAAAGGACTCAGATCGAAAACCAATGTTTTTGCCTCCCAAGGGGCCCACTTCTCTCGCGTTTGCACGCTAGAGCCGGACCGTGTCGCGCGTACTGCGCCTCGCGTATAATTATTAACCGGTTTCCAACCCGGCCCGAGACCTTGAGACATGCGTCTTTTGACGCCTGCCCATGGAACGGTTTGTACGTGAGTCCATGTATTCGAATTACCATCTTCGAACGTTTCCGTTACGGAGTAGGTTTCAGCCCAAAGGCTGTTTCGAACAATAGAGACATTCGGTGGGACATAAACATAGGGCATGGTATATGCTCTTTCTGCCGCCGCATTGCGCGACCAACTAGGTTGACATTCGGTTTCTAATCGAACGCGGCAACTGCCAATAACCGACTTTACGTCGAGCTACTCTTACGCTTCACAGCGTTCGCAGTAGATCCAATCCCT